CAAATTTGGACGTTGGGAAGGTGTTTCGCCCATTCAACTGACTGAACATCACGCTTGTCACGATAATACAAATCGTGATTACCAGGAATGAAATATACTCGATCAAAGTTTGCATTTAGGTGTTCCAATGCTTTAAGACTGTATCCTAGCGTAAGAATGTTAATGCTAGCTCGGTTGTTGTGCCAGTCTCCGAGGAAAAGGCACGTTTCGCACCCTTCCTCTTTTGCTTTGGCAGTTGCCCATTTAACAAAGTTTAAACAGTCGTCGTTATGTAATTGGCTGTTACTCTTTAATCCAAAGTGAATGTCAGTAAAGATCGCAGCCTTCTTAAAAAGGTTACTCATGTATGCAGTTTAACAAAAACAATGTAGTGAACTCAAATGTTTTTTAATCATCTGAGTCGTAACCGCCACCGCCGCCACCCCAGCTAGATTGCCCCTGGCGTGTGTAACTTGGGGTAAGTCCGTTCATCTCAAGAATATCGTCTCGGAGGTTTTGACTACGCTTTTCAATATTGAGCACCCTTGTAAAACTGTTTGTAATAGCCGCCGTATAGTACGCGAAAGGGTTTTGACTCTTGGACTCGTCGAACTGTAGTCCAATTTGACTAAGTTGTAGTAGAGCTTGCGAACGCATTTCGTCATTGTAAGTGTATCCTCGCCAGTTGCTTCTAGTAGCATAACGCTCACACAGCTTCATAAACATGTGTGCTAGCTTTTTAGTCATTTGCCCGTGATCTTTACTAAATTCCCCTGTAACAATGTCACCTTTCCAGTGGGATTTGCCTACTAAAATAGGCACGCCTTCGGCATCGACTCTATAATGCTGGAACGGCGGAAAATTGCATTTAGTGTACTTTGTTGGCACTTTAACTACTTCTGGCTCGTCGTACTCACTTAGTGGTTCTGTCTCTTCTTCAATAATAATTGCACCTTTTTTGGGCTTTGCCTCAACCATTGGTACATGCTCCCAAGTCATAACTCTAAATACAACGTCTTCTTGGGCAACTTCTCTAAGTTTAACTTCAAAATCTTCTAATTTTTTCTTGTTTGCTTTTGCTGAGCCATCTGCATTTGCTTGATCAAACGCTAATTTAGTTAAACGTTCTGCTCTATCCTTGCGAGCTTGTAAGATGTTTTTCTTATTAATTTTATCTATGCTTGGTAAAATCATGTCGTAGTCTGCGTCTTCTGGGGACATATACGTGCAGTACGATGTTTTACTTTTGTGGATTTCTTTAAGAATGTCTTTGTTGTTAAGGTAGTTTTTAACCTTAGGGGTTATTAAAATGGTCACAGTTGTGGGGTTCCTTCTATTACAAGTAGAATAACATATTTAAACTACAAAAGTCAACCAATGTAATAAAAAACCTTTATAGTAGCCTATTTCGAAACACATAAATATTAGAAACAGGAATTACTATGGGTTTATTTGACGGAGCATTAAGTGGCGCAGCAGGGTCAGCATTAAACAGTGCGGCTAGTGCTATTGGCGCAGATCCGTCTGCTGCTAGACTAGCAGTGGCGGGGCTAATACCTGGCGGCAGCTTGGGCTTTAGTATCGGTGGTGCAAAGATTAACGTAAACCTAAGCGGCGGATTGCCGGACTGGCGTGTGCGAGTTAGTCTAGCTGAGTCAGCAAAGTATTTTTACAATTCGCAAAGCCCTGCTGACAAGGGCATCATGAGTCCGTTGTTTAGTAGTCCCACACAAAACGGCGTTGTATTTCCGTATACTCCACAAGTTCAAGTAACGCATACAGCAAGTTACTCGCAACAAAAATTCACACATAGCAACTATCCCGGGTACTACTACGAGAACTCTGAAGTTGCTGCTATTTCTATTTCTGGCGACTTTACAGTGCAAAACGTAATCGAAGGGCAGTACTTACTGGCTGCAATTACGTTCTTTAGGGCTGCGACTAAAATGTGGTTTGGATCTAGTAAAAATTCTTCAATGAACGGGTTCCCGCCACCAATGGTTTACTTAAACGGATATGGGGCAAACTACCTACCTAACGTGCCGTGTGTTATTACTAGCTTTAGTCACACAATGCCTAGTGACTGCGACTACGTTGAAATCCCAGCAGTTATACCAGGTAGCACAGGGGCAGCAGGTATTGGCGGCGCACTTACACAAGGTATCGGTGGGGCACTTGACGGTAACATGGATGCAGTTAAAGGCGCTCTTGGCGCAGGTGTAAACAGTGTTCTTGGTTCCACTATGGGTGCAGCCGGCAATGGCGTAAACCAACTAATTGGACAATTGTCGGGCGGCGCATTTGGTGCAGGCCCAAGTACACGTATGCCAACGGTTAGCCAGTTATCAGTAACATTACAACCTGTATACAGTAGACAAGCGGTTAGCAAGTTTAACCTTGACGATTACGCAGCAGGCAAAATGGTTATCCCTGGTAGCAAGGGAGGATTCATCTAATGGCTTCTAGTTTTTCAAAAACAAGTCCGTACCATGACACACCACAATGGGGTAAATTCTTAGATGTAATGGTTGATCGAAAGATTACACCCAAGGGTAGCGATGTACTTTACAAAATAGACAAGGTGTATGAATATCGCCCTGACTTATTGTCGCATGACTTATATGGCACACCACAATTGTGGTGGGTGTTTGCACAGCGTAACCCAAACATAATCCAAGACCCGATTGGTGATTTCCGTGCTGGTAGAAGTATCTACATTCCGTCAAAAGATCAAATAACTCAAGACCTGGGACTATAACATGGCATTGCCAACAGAAGCGGATTTTCAAGCACTTCGACAGATACAGATCGAACGCAATGGCGGGGTCGATCCAAACGCCACTCCCTCGGAGATTGAAAAACAAATTGCAGCAATTGATGCTAGACGCGGTGATACCGCAGCATCGAAAATTGATTCTGATGGTGTAGGAGAAACTACAGAAGGACTTAGTCAGGATGAAACGCAACAGTTAAAAGACAACGCCGGCGGCAGCGACGAAAAAGATCCGTTTGCCGATGCGTGGGAGAACATGTCTAAAGATGAGCGACCAAGTCCAACTGAAGCAGATGTCCTTGCATCAATGTCGGAAGAAGAAAAATCAAAGGCAGCAGGTACATCAACGGCGGATTATAAAAAAGAAGTTAACTATGTTCCAGTTAAGGAACTTCGTAAAAACCCATTACACGATTACGCAACATATACCTATAGCATTGCATTGTACATTTTGTCACAAGCAGATATTAACCAGTTAACAGCGAGCCCTGAGACCTGGGTGCCTAGCGCAGGCGGGAAGAATACTTGTTTGATTGCTAGTGGCGGGAAGAATAGCGGCCCGTACAAACGTAACGATAATTTCCAGGATGATTTCTATTTTGACAATTTGCAAATGACTACGGTTATTGGATTAAACAATAGAAGCAAAGCGTCAAATGCAATTGAAATTTCGTTTACGGTAGTTGAGCCATACGGTATGAGTTTGCTAGATCGTATCATTGATACAGCAAACGACATGCAAGCGCCAAACTTTAAGGCAATGCCGTACATGTTAGAAATTGACTTCTATGGCTACGACGATAAAGGAAATGCGTCTAAACTTGACAATCAACGAAAACGTATGCCAATTCAAATCGTTGAGTTTAAGATTAAAGTAAGCACCAAAGGTTCTGAATACGCAATTAAAGCAGTACCGTGGTCGCACCAAGCTTTGAGTCAAAGCTCTGCATCCACTCCTATTAACATTGAAGTTTCGGCATCTAAAGTGTCCGAGTTTTTTGCTAATAACGAAGAGGACTTTGAATCTATTGCACAGCAAGACCTTGCTAAGTTAAACGCACAAGACCAAAATCAACGTATTGAGAAAAACACTGCCGAAGAAAAGCTAGATAAAAGTGGTAGACGTACTGCGGCAAATGACCCGCGGGTTGCAGGAAATAAAACAGAACCCGATAAGTCAGCTAGAACTACTGCACAGTCAGAGACATTAAAAGAAAACCAAGCGATTATCGGCAAAGCGTATGCGGTTAAAAGCTTCTGTGGTGGCATGAATGGTTGGTACACCGACTTAACTGCAAAACGACTACGTGCAACTGCGGATAAAATACTAGTAGAGTTCCACGGCACCCCAGAAGTTCCGGTGGAAAAGATCCGTGACGCAAAGATCACTGTTCCTGCACGTAAAGATGTTAGTCGTAGTGCAACTACAACATCAGATCCCAAGGAAGCTAAAGAACAAAGTAATGACACCACTAAAAAGGTATTTGGTGATGCAATGGCATTCCCTGTTGCTGCTGGTACTAGTGTGCTGCACGTCATTGACATGGTAATGCGTAATAGTTCTTATATTACGGACCAGATTTCAGACCCCAAAGATACTAAGCCAGTTGACCTTGCTGAAAAATTAAAGAAGCCGTTGTATTGGTACAAGATTATTCCTAGCGTTAAAGCAGGGAAGTTTGATTACGCTATTAATAAGTTCTCAACAGAAACAACATACCACATCGTTCCGTATATTGTATATGATAGTAAACACCCCAACGGGCCGGTTACTACGCCTAAAGGCGCAATTAAGGAATATAACTACAGCTACACTGGTAAAAACGTTGATGTCTTAGATTTACAGATTGACTTTGATACATTGTTTTATACTGCGGTGACTGCTGGATCTGCTAAATGGCAAGCGGATCAAATTCAAAAAGCAAAACAACAACTCGATGATGCACAAAACGCCGCGGTGACTAAAGGTCCCACTGCTAAAGCATTAGTTACTAGACAATTGCGTTTAATATCTACGCAACCTCAACAACAGGGATTAGGTGGACAACAAGGTTCGGCTGAACAGATTCTTGCAGCAGACATACAAAAGAGTCAGTATAGTAACAGCCGTGGCGACATGCTTAACTTGAAGTTAAAAATTGTCGGCGACCCTGAATTGATTAAGCAAGACGATATCTACACAAATCCGGCCCAAGGCGGGTACGCCGACCAAGCTAATTCACCTGTGATGGATAATGGAAGTATTCCAATGGATAGTGGCGAAGTAATTGCACAGGTTAATTTCAGAACTATTGTTGATATGGATCAGACAACTGGGTTACCAAGAGTGGGCGCTGATGCAAACAAAAGTATATTCTCCGGATACTACAGAATGTTAACTGTTTCTAATGTGTTCCAAGGCGGCCGCTTTGAACAAACTGTTGATATGGTGCGTGTACCTGATGTAGAAAAAGCTAGCACATCTGAAAAAACTGAAGAAGCGCCTAATGCTACAGCGCCGGGCGCTCGACAACCAATATCTGGCGCAAGCGGTGCAGATATGGATGCAGCATACGATATGGGCGAAGTACCATCGGGCGGTGCAAGCGGTGCAGATATGGATGCAGCATACGACATAGGTGATGCTCCTGATCCAGATACCCCCGATGTTGAATTAGTTGATGACCCTGATACTACTATACCTGATGACGATGAGTGGAATACCGACGATGGCGAGTTGTACGGGGTAGACGAAACCGCTGAAGAAATGGACATTAGTGAATATAATAGTGAGCAAGATAGTGATCCGGTTGACCAGCCGGTAATTAACGCTGATGCTCCGCAAGTCCTGCCAGATTTAAATTTAGGCCAGGCATAAAGGAATTTCAATGGCAGATACTAGAGTAGGGTTAAGATTACCAGACTGGGCAGACCAGAATCGCACACCGGGGATGAAGTTTACACCTGGTACGTATGCGGGAATTGTTAAACAAAACGTAGACCCATTGCGTATGGGTCGTTTGCGTGTGTGGATTCCGGATTACGGCGGCGATGAGGATGTTGAGGATAACTGGAAATGGGTAACTTATGCAAGTCCATTCTATGGATCTACACACAATCCTAAAAGCAATACAGACAACACAGATGAGCAATCGGAGCATACTTATGGTATGTGGTTCGTTCCGCCTGACGTTGGCAACACAGTATTGTGTACATTTATTAACGGTGACTCGGGTAAGGGCTATTGGTTTGCAGTAGCAACAACTACTAAGTTAAGTCACAACATGGTACCAGGAGTATCGTCGCGCTTTGCAGATCAAGTCGATAAAACTAGTGCAGGTGGCCTAGTAGAGGCTAGTTTATCTCGTGTTGATAGAAAGCCATACTTGCCACTAAGTGAATTCAACGAAACTCGTGAAAGTAACATTAGTGGTACGTTCTTAGCAAACAAGATCCCTGTACATCAGTACCAAGCAGAGATTATTATTAACCAGGGCCTTGACACTGATCCAGTCCGTGGGGCAACTACGTCAAGTAGTTTACGTGAAGCACCTAGTAGCGTATTCGGGATTAGTACACCGGGTCGCCCATCTTCTCCTGGTGATGTAGTTCCCACTATACGTCGCGGCGGTCATTCTTTTGTTATGGATGATGGCGACAAGGATGGTGTTGATCAAGGCATTCGACTACGTACAGCAGGTGGTCACCAAATTTTAATGAATGACAAAGAACAAGTACTGTACATTGCAAACTCTGCTGGTACATCTTGGTTAGAATTTGACAGCGGCGGCGCAATACAAATGTACAGCACAAGCGGATTTGCTTTGCGTACACAAGGTGCATTGAACTTGCACAGCGACACTACGGTGAACATTCAAGGCTCTTCGATTAACATGAAAGCAACAGCAGGCATGAAAGTGTCTGCACAAACGTTAGATGTACACTCAAGCGGCAACATGACGTTGTTTGGGGCCAAGGTTGGTATTGGTTCGGGTGGCTCAACTATGCTAACAAGTGGCGGCACTGTGGGCGTTGGGGCAAACGGAACATTGCTATTAAATGGCGCAGCAATTAAATTAAATGACGGCGATGTTGCACAAGTTAGCGACCCCGGTGATATACAGGATAACTTACACCATGACGCAAATAAAGCTCCTAACGGACTGTGGGAAGCTGCCGGTGGCACACTAACAAGTATCGTTACTAAGGCACCGACACACGAGCCGTATGATCGCGGGGCTCCTGTAGTTCCTGCATCAGCAGTATCGCTAACATCATTTAAAAATGTGTGCGTAGACCAACCTAGTTCAACTGGACCTGCTGGTCAAGTTTCGCCGGGAGGCGCAGGACCATTTGGTGACTTTATTGCTGGATTTGAATCTGGTGGTGCTGGATACAATGCGTTTAACCGTGGATCAAGTCCCCCACCAGGCACTGGTAGTCCACGTGAATCGATGAACTTGGAGAATATGACTATTGATGCAATTCTTGCGTTAATGGCTAGCATCGACCCTAGACAACGTTTGTTTGCTGTAGGTCGTTATCAGTGTATTCCCGACACACTTCGCGGCGCCTGCAAGAAGTTGAACATCCCCACAACTTCAAAGTTTAGCAGAGACATTCAAGATAACATCTTCGTTAACTATCTATGCAAAACAAAACAACCTAAGATTAACACATACTTAAGTGGTGGTGACCCCAACGACGAAGCGGCTCTATTAAATGCATGTAGTGCAACTGCGGGCGAGTGGGCAAGTATTGAAGATCCGCAGTTAAACCCTGTACGTGGTCGTTATGATGGACAAGGAACAAATCACGCTAAAGGCAAAACTGGTCCAACTAAAGAAGCACTAAAAGCACAATGGAAATTCTTGCATAAAGATGGCGGTGGCGTAGTTAAGAGTGGGTCAGGTACTGTAATTACGGATGGTTCCGGCAACCCGATTAAAACTGGCGCAGCAGATGAGCCAGATCAAGGTATCCAAGCGGCATCTGGCAAGAGTGTAACAAAACAGGCACCAGCTGAAATAATGAAGCGCACAAATGCACCTAACACCGGAGCTTCTGTTGAGGGCATTGGTAGCTATGGTGACGACAATTACATACCGGGCTTAACAGCACCGCAAGTAACTGCATTACTAACACAGATTGCATACAGCGAAAGTGACTTTGCGTCGGATTATAATGGCGGGGAACGTATTGGCCGTTATGGACTAAATGCTGTGGTACTAGCAGAGTATGGGTATATCAAACCCGATTATCTAGACAAGTACAAAGGACTAGCATTAGTAGATAAAAATGCCTGGACTGGAAAAGACAGCGTAAACAGCAAAGATGACTTGTTAAAGTCAGTAGCATCACAGGATGAAGTTATGGTTGCTTTTGTAAAAGATGCACACAAAGCCCTGTCAAAATATAGTCCGGCCGGTATTAAAGGTGGTGACAGTGTTTGTGCAGTTGCAGGCATGATTTACGTTACATACTTGTTTAGAAGTGCAGTGTCTAAGAGAGCTGGTAGCAACTTAGATGCAATGATTGACGAAGCTGTTCGCTGGAGAAAATCAAACACCGGTATTACGTATGCAGGCAAAACACCAATTGATGCTTACAACGAAGGTCGTTACGCAATTGACGTACTAAGTGTAACTGGTATTGGCCGTAGCGAAACATCGCCGAGCACAACAGGTATTATTCCTGACGAAGTATTGCAATTTGGCTCCGGCAATGCAAGTAAAGATAGTTTTGATTTGCTTGCTACAAACTTTAAAAATGCCCTACTATTAGCAGCTAAAGCATATAAAGATGCAAGCGGTAAAAAGATTGTTGTTGCGAGTTTATATCGTCCGGACTCTGAGCAAGAGCGTTTATACAAAACATGGCAAGCCGCGGGCGGTAAAGTTCCTGGTACCCCAACAGCGGCCGGAATTACTACACCTGCACTTCCTGTAAGTATGGGCGGCAAAGTAAACGCACACGGTTCGGGTGTTGCTATTGATTGTGGACAACAAGCGGCTGAAATATCCAAGACTATTGACTTATCTAAGTTTGGATTGCGTTGGGGTGGTACATTTATTACTCCTGACCCAGTACATATTCAGCTAGCTAGCTGGACTCCGAACAACAAAAACACTGAATAAATAATATTATGAGTACATATCGCGGGTTTAGCACAGTTAATAATAACAAACGGTTTAAAGTCACCGATGCGGCATTAGTAAAGCAAGATTTAATTAATCACTTTAATATCCGCAAAGGTGAGAAACTCATGCAACCTGATTTTGGCACAATCATTTGGGGTTTACTATTTGAACCCCTTACAAATGATTTAAAGAACGCAGTAGTTGCAGATATAACTCAAATTATTAGCTATGATCCGCGAGTTCAAGTGAACAATGTTGAAGTTAACCAACAAGAATACGGCTTGCAAATACTAATTACACTTACGTATACAAACACTAATCAAGTTGATGCATTGCTAATGAATTTTGATTCTGCTACGCAAAAATTAACACATTCTTAAAGTAAGCCGTTTTTGTACTCTTATAAATACAACTATAAGGTACAGATATGGCTTTAACTACACGTCAAACTAGTCTTTTAATCCAGCAGGATTGGACAAAAATTTATCAGACTTTCCAGTCAGCAGACTTTTCTAGCTACGACTTTGAAACTCTACGCAAGACAATGGTCGATTACTTGCGTACAAATTATCCTGAAGATTTTAACGACTTTACTGATAGCAGTGAATATATTGCCCTAATTGATTTAATTGCTTTTATGGGGCAAAGTCTTGCTTTCCGTGCAGATTTAAATGCCCGTGAAAACTTCATTGACACCGCACAACGTCAAGACAGCGTATTTAAATTAAGCCGTTTGGTTGGTTACAGCCCAAAGCGTAACATTGGTGCTAGCGGTCTTTTAAAGATCGATAATGTTAGCACAACCGAAACTGTTTACGACAGTAATGGTACAGATTTAACTAACAGCGTTGTAAACTGGAATGACAGCAGCAACGACAACTGGCAGGAGCAAATGAATGCAATTTTAAATGCAACATTTGTTAACACACAGGTTGTTGGTAAGCCTGCTAGCAGTGCAACTATTAATAACATACTAACTGATACGTACAGTGTTAGTATCGTGCCAGGACAAACTCCGGTGTACAGTTTCACCGCAACAGTAGAAAACAAAACAATGTCGTTTGAGGCAGTTAGTTCTTCAACTACTAACTCCTTAAGTATTTTTGAACCGCCACCTATCCCACGTAGTATTTTTAATATTTTATATCGCAATGATAGCTTGGGCAACGGCAGTAACAATACTGGCTTCTTTATTCAGTTTAAACAAGGTTCATTGAACAAAGTTGATTTCTCGTTAACTGAGAGCATTCCTAACCGCACTGTTGCAATTAACTTTAATAACATTAACAACGACGATACATGGTTATATGGGTTAAACTCGCAAAACGCAGTTTCCACCCCGTGGTCGAAAGTTAGTGCAGTTGCAGGTATTAACGTAACGTACAACCGAAGCAGTGACCGTAACATTTATCAAGTTAACACTCGTGCAAATGACCAACTTGATTTAATTTTTGGCGATGGCGTTTTTGCAAATACACCGCAAGGTAACTATCGTTTCATTTACCGTCAAAGCAATGGCTTAAACTATAAGATTTCTCCAAGTGAATTAAATCGCGTAAGCATACCAATCTCGTATGTAAGCAGATCTGGACGTGTTGAAACTTTAACAGTTACGGCAAGCTTATATTACACTGTGTCTAATAGCACAAGTGCAGAATCGACTAATGCAGTTCGTGCCAATGCACCACAAGCATATTACACACAAAACCGTATGATTACTGGCGAAGATTATAACATCTTACCATTTAGCTTATACAACAGCGTATTAAAAGTTAAAGCAGTTAACCGTACTAGTTCTGGCGTAAGTCGTTTCCTTGATGTACTAGACGTAACAGGCAAGTACTCTAGTACAAACATTTTCTGTGACGATGGTTATCTATATCGTGACACAAATGCTGGTGACCAATTTACGTTTACATTTGAAACAGTTGGTGATGTTAATGATGTTATTGATAACAAATTACGTCCGATTCTAAGTTTACAAAAAGTTACGCATTTTAGATTAGAAAATACACCGCGCTATCCTGTAACTAACAACGGCGGCGTTGTAACATGGAACCATAGCTCTGACATTACTAACGGTAGTATCGGTACCGTGCGTGATAGCTCCGGTGGCGCAACAATTAGTTTTGGTCCAGGCTTGGCCCCAGCAGAGTCAAATCGCCAATACATTGAAGAAGGCGCAATGATTAAGTTCACTGCACCAGCTGGTCAATATTTTACAGCACAACGAGTATTAAAAACCGGTACTGCACAGTACCAAGGTGAATCTAACTATATCTATGCTACTGTCGAGCGTGTAAACACAACAACAGGCGTAGTTACAATTAATCAACAGGTACCAACTGGTGCTATCCTTGGATATGTTATTCCTGTAATGGCAAACGATTTTACGTATTCTTCAACTAACGTTGATGAAGCAACTATTCTACGTTTGTCTACACTAATCCGTGGGTATAATAGTTTTGGAATTAGATACGATATTCCGTCTCGAACATGGAAATTAATTACTATTTCAAACTTGAATACCGCAGATGCATTTAACTTAGAATATGCTGGTGACACATCTGGTAGTGGATTAGATTCAAGTTGGTTAATCACAGTTATCTATAACAACGGTGTTTACACTGTTACACACAGAGGCTTAAACTATATCTTCGAGAGTTTAGCAGAAACAACGTTCTACTTTGACTCTGGTGTTAAAGTATATGACAGTAAGTCTGCACAAACTGTACGTGACCAGATTAAGATTCTAAAAATTAATCCAGGTCCAGATTTATCTACGCCACTTGGGCAAGATATTACATGGCAGATTTACAGCAACGTAGTTGCAAGCGATGGCTATCAGGACCCTAGTCGTGTTTTGGTAACATTCCCTGACAGCGACAATGATGGCGTGCCAGATGATCCGGATCTATTTAAAACTGTAGTGGATCCATCTATTAGTTCGGCCCGCAAAGTAGTATTCTTCAAACAAATTCCAGATCCAACTGACGGGTCATTTATGAATTTGCAGCCAATTGACAATACTACTATTGTAACTGACTATACAACAAAAGCCGATATCTTGTTAATTGCAAGTAAGTATCCGGTTGGTACTATTTTCTACGCTTTTGCTGAAAACGTATTTTATAACTTAACAAACAATAATCAATTGTCGCCTAACGTAACTACATTGGCAAACTATGTTGCATATACTGGTCGCCAAAGTTTAAGTTTCCAATATAAGCACAACAGTCCAAACAATCGTCGTATTGACCCAGCGCCAAACAACATTATGGACTTGTATATTTTAACAAAAGAATACAGTACAGATTATTCTGCATGGATCGCTGATACTAGCGGATCGTTGGCCGAACCGTTGCCACCAACAACAGAAGAATTGTCTGCTGCTTATCAAGATTTAAATAACTATAAAGCTCTAAGCGATACTATTGTGTACAACCCTGCTAAATTTAAACCTTTGTTTGGTACTAAAGCCGACACTAGTTTACAGGCTACATTTAAGGTTGTACCTAACCCTAACATTGTTGTTAGCGACAGCGAAATTAAGAGCTCGGTTGTTGCAGCAATTAATCGTTACTTTGATATTAACAACTGGGACTTTGGTGAGTCATTCTATTTCAGTGAACTAAGTGCATATCTGCACCAAGCACTAACACCAATGGTTGCCTCTATTATCATTGTATCATCTGACCCACGTATCCAATTTGGTTCTTTATATCAAATTAATGCCGAAGCCAATGAAATTATCACAAGTGCTGCGACTGTAAACAACGTAGAAGTTATTTCTGCAATTACTGCTGCTCACTTAAACCAAACAACTACAACTAGCACACAAATCGGAATATAATAATGGCTGTTACAAGTACTCTACCGTTCTTACCATCAATCTTCCAGACTGATACCAACAAAAAGTTTTTAAATGCTACGTTGGATCAGTTAATCAAAGATGCTGACTTAGTAAGAGTAAACGGGTATATTGGTAGAAAGTTTGCACCAACTTTTAAAAGTGGTGACAACTATGTTACTGAGTCCGATGCTCTGCGTCGAAACTATCAATTGGAACCATCTGTTGTTGTGCAGAATAAATCTGCAGACTCGGTAAGTTTATTCAGCACATACCCTGATTTGTTAAATCAAATTAGTGTGCTTGGCGGCAATACTAAAGACCACAGCCGTTTGTTTAGTAACGAAAGCTATACATTCGGTGGGTTGTTTGACTTTGACAAATTTAGTAACTATAACAATTACTACTGGTTACCTAACGGCCCGGACGCTGTGAATGTTTTCTCGGGTAATATTCCTTACAACGAAACATTCTCAGTAACTCGTAACACTGGCGTTACTGGATATAATTTCACTGGCCACGGTCTAGGTGCAAATCCTGTACTAACTTTAGCTCGTGGTGGCACATACAAATTCAACTTGTCACAAACTGGTAACAAGTTCTGGATTCAAACTGAACCTGGCGTAACCGGTACAAAGCTTACACAACATAACGTGAACACACGAAATGTATTTGGTGTGCAAAACAACGGTGCAAGTATTGGTCAAGTAATCTTTAATGTTCCACCTAAAGGAGCACAAAACTCATTTGATCAAATGCCATTGGCTGCAAGTGTTGATTATGCAGTTTCGATGCCATACACTGAAGTTCAAAACGCAATGCTGAGTGTGTTGCTTGAGCAACATCCTGATGTGTTTGATGGCCAGAAAGTTAACTTAGATCGTAAAACAATTGTATTCGTTGGTGACTACAATGATGAGTCATATTGGGAAGCCCCTGGCGACTTTGACTTTGGTGACTTTGGTTTTGATAGTGATTTATTTGATGGTGGCCCAACAGTTCCGGATGCACGCCGTGATGGCACATGGACAATCGTATTAGAACCAGTTGACGACGACTACGTAATTAAACTACAACCACAGGATATTGTTAACCGTAATAGCCGTGTGTTTATTAAGAGTGGAGTTACATTTGGCTCTACATCATTTTACCTTGACTTCACTGGTACTTATAAGCCAGTTCCTGTTAATACAGCTATCTTAGATCGTTTATACTATCAAGATGGTAGCAACCCAGACATGGTTGGTATTATTCAGTTAATTGATGAAGCAACAAACGTTATTAACGTTGAGCAAGACATTATTGGTCAGTTAAACTACACAAGTCCCAATGGCGTTGTGTTTACTAACGGATTGAAAATCGAATTTGACGATACAGTAAGCAATCCCGATTACGCTAACAAACAATACTATGTTGAGGGTGTTGGTACAGGTATTCAACTTGCTGAAATCGATAAGTTAATTACTCCAGAAAGCTATGCTGCTTCTGGTATTGCAGCACAAGATTATATAACAATCAATCGTTATAGCTTAGACTCAAACCCATGGAGCCGCAGCAACCGTTGGTTCCATATTGACATCATTAACTTAACTGCACAATATAACAATACTGTGCCATTGCCAGACCAGTCGCAACGTGCAACTCGTCCTATTATAGAATTTGAAAGTTGCCTACAACTGTTTAACTACGGTCGTGTTGCTAAGAATCCGGTTGACCAATTGGATTATACAATTTCTGATGCAATGAACGAAGTTGAGCAATTAGTTATCGGTACCGCAGAATCAGTAACAGTTGGCCAATTAACATTAGTTCCTGGTCAACGTATTATCTTTGCTAACGATGTTGACCCGGTTATCCGTGATAAGATTTATGTAGTAAATGCTATTGATGCAACAGGACCTTTTGATCCTGCACTACCATTGAATGGTCGTTCAGATCGTATTATCCATCTCGAACTAGCAAGTGACTCGGAAATTGACGAAGGTCATTCTATTACAGTAACAGCCGGCACAAATGCTGGTTTGACATTCTGGTATGATGGGGCTAATTGGATTAAGTCGCAGCAAAAAACTGCAATTAACCAAAATCCTTTATTTGATATCATTGACGGAACTGGGCATAGTATTAGCAATAATACGTATTATCCAACATGTACCTTTGCTGGTACGCCGCTATTTTCTTATACTATCGGTAACGGTAATAACGATACTGTTCTTGGGTTCCCGTTAAGTTATAGAAACTTTAACAGTATTGGTGATATTCAATTTACGAATAACTTTGACACTGATGTTGCAACGTATTCTAGCGGCCAAACATCAGTTGACTTACCTATTAACAATAACTTCGTTAAGCAAAATACAGGCTTAAACGAATACAGTTTTAGAAATACTTGGGTTAAGAATACTGAAAAAACAAAACAATATCAGGTATTCTCGTTTGAATACACTGGGCAATCAAATTATTTCCCAATTGATATTGCCCCTGAGTTGGATGCTACAATCCCGTACACAAAGGTATTCTTAAACAATAACCTATTAAGTGGATATACACCCGGCGACGAAGCATCGGACAACGCTGCATTTGAAGCTGGTGATTTAGACTATCAGTATTATACTGTTGGTAGCCGCCCGACAATCAGAGTTAATGTTAACATGTTGACCGTTGGGGACAAAGTTGATATTCTTATCTACAGTAAATCTGTAAGCAAAACAGGTTACTATGAAGTTCCTAATAGTTTAGACTTTAACAGTAAGAACGCAGTATTTTCTAAGTTAACACTTGGTCAATTGCGTAACCATATTAAGACAATTGAAGAAAACACAAAAGTTCTAACTTCTCCTGGTGCATCTAAAGAAACTCCGGCGCTAAGAGATATTGTATATAAGAGCAATGGTGGTAGTATTGTACAACAATCTGCGCCTGCGATGTATAGTAACATTTTCTTAACTGACAAGAACTTAAATTTTGTTAAGAGTCTTGAGTTAGCTGGCCGCGAGTATATTCGCTTTAAGAATAAGTTCTTAGAAATTGCAACTAACTTAGAAACAGTTAACCCAGCTGATATTCCGGGCAGCGTTGATGCGATCTTAAAGAGTGTTAATACTATTAAGAACAAAACGTTCCCATGGTATTACAGTGATATGGTGCCATATGGCGATAATGCAAACATTATTACATACAACATTATTAACCCATATCAATACCAGTACGAAATTTCGCAAGTGTTTAATGACGCAAGTCTAAGTAACCTTGCGGTTTTAGTATATTTAGATGGACAACAATTAGTTAATGGTGTGGACTTTAGTTTCCCACAAGATCGTTCTGCGATTATTATTAACAAATCGTCTATTACATTAACAGTTAACAGTACATTAACTATTATCGAATATAACAATACTGATGGTTGTTTTGTGCCAGAAACACCAAGCAAACTAGGCTTGTATCCAAAGTTTGTTCCTGGCCGTTTTGTTGATAGCACATATCTAGAGCCAGTAGAAGTTATTCGTGGCCACGATGGTAGTATTACGCCAGTGTTTGGTGATATTCGTGACGAGTTATTGTTGGAATTAGAAAAGCGTATCTACAATAACATTAAGATTAACTACGAATCGCACTTAGTTAACATTTACGACCACGTTCCGGGTAAGTTCAGAGATACAGATTATTCTTTAACAGAGTTTAACCAATTACTAGGACAACAGTTCCTACGTTGGGTTGGTGACAACCAAGTTGATTACTCATCAAACGTTAACTTTGAGAGTAACAATCCATGGACATGGAACTACAAGAAATTTAAAGACCGTATTGACGGGGAGTTCTTACCGGGTAGCTGGAGAGCAATTTTTAGTTACTTCTTTGATACATATCGTCCTAACACACATCCATGGGAGATGTTGGGCTTTGGTGAGAAGCCAACTTGGTGGGAAGCACGATATGGCGCAGCTCCATACACTGGTAGTAACCAATTGCTATGGGATGATTTAGAAGCAGGTTATATCCATGCTGGATCTCGCGCCGGCAACGATGCACGTTTTGCTCGTCCTGGTTTAAGCAAAATTATTCCAGTCGACGACTACGGTAGCTTAATGAGTCCAGAGCAATGGGCAACATCAACCTTTAATAGTTTATTTGCAAACACTGCGTTTGCAGTTGGCGATCAAGGTACAGCAGAATACGCATGGCGTGCAAGTAGCTTGTATCCATACGCTGTGCAGTTTGCTATTGCGTTGTCTAAGCCTGGCATTTACTTTGGTAGTTTAATCAACGTTGATAGTTATTATCGCAATACATTAGTTGACCAGCTAATTAACGCAGATACTCTACAACGTATTACAACATCATCAGTAGTTATTAACGGTGATACAACAACAGGCACCACTAAGCGTAGCGCAGGTTATTTAAACTGGGTGCGCGATTATCTGTTGAACAACGGTATTGAGCCAGTAGCATCAATTCAGTATTATCTTGACAATGTATCGATCCAACTTGGTTATAAAGTTGGTGGGTTTACAGATAGTAAGTTCATTGAAGTTCTTGCTGAACAAGGTAGTCCAACAAACTCTCAGAACAGCATTGTTATGCCAACTGAGAACTATAAGATTATCTTAAATGAATCTACACCGATCCGTAAAGTAGTTTATAGTGCAGTCATGATTGAAAAGACTGACTCTGGATATACAGTAACTGGTTACAATAAAAATAACCCTTACTTTACAATTATCCCAAGTCGTGCAAATAACAACTATTACACAATTAACGTATTAGATGAACGTGGTATCATCTATAAGGATTACGACTCAGTTAAAGTAACGATTCCATATGGATACGAATTTACATCAAAACAAGAGGTAATTGACTTCTTGGTAAGTTATGGTCGATACTTGTCGGCTCAAGGTTTACGTTTCCGTGATGTTAGCGATCAGTTGACTGATACTAAGAATTGGGCATTGAGCTCTAAGGAATTCTTAAACTGGTCTCAACAAGGTTGGAAGACTGGTAACTTTATTATTTTAAGTCCTGTTGGTAATGTATTAACTAACGTACAACCAACTGGTGTAGTTTCTGCAATTGAAAATACCCCTAACGGTACAAAGTTACTTGATCAGAACTTTAACTTTATTAAAAACACTGACTTTGTTGAAGTTAGAACAAATAACACAATCAAAGTAACAGCAGGCGAAACACAAACTATTTGTTTTGCAGACTTTAATGTAGTTCAATTTGAACATGCAATTATATTTGACAACGTAACAGTTTTCAACGATATTATCTATGTGCCTGAATTAGGTAATCGTCAATTCCGATTGAAACTAATAGGTAGCAAAACTGGTTCGTGGACCGGCGCATTTAATCCGTCTGGATTTGTGTACAACAACGAGAATGTTGATGCATGGCAATCTGGTGTTGATTACAAGACTGGTAGTATCGTTGTGTTTAAAGGACTATACTATACTGCGTTAACTGACATTGTTGCTGCAACGGAATTTGTTCAAAGCAAACAGTGGGCATTAATTAACAAGACTGATATTAAAACTGGACTATTGCCTAACTTTAGTTATCTAGCTGACCGTATGCAAGACGTTTATGACGTTGATAATTTACCAGCTGACTCAACATTGGAAGGTTATGGTACAAGTCTAATTGGGTTCCGTAAACGCGGCTACTTAACAAACTTCGGTCTTGACGAAACAAGTCAAGTTAAATTCTACCAAGGATTTATTAAGAACAAGGGTACGCTAAACGCAATCACCGGGTTAACTAAAGCCAAACTTGATAACTTAACCAGCGATATTACTATCTACGAAGAATGGGCATTGCGTGTTGGTGAGTACGGTGCGTTAAACAGCAATAAGTTTGTTGAGCTAGTATTAGATGATTCTAAGATTACTGCAAACCCTACTCCGATTGAGTTGTTAAACAAAGATGACTCTACTAGCATCCAGGGCGTAGTTGGATACAAGCCAATTGACTTGTACAGAGCATCACCGGATTATACTAAAGACATTTTCTTTAACCGTAATAGTTTAACTGATACAGTTAATGATATTATGACCGCAGGCTACGTAAACTTAAATGATGTTAATGAAACATTGTTTGACTTTACATCGTATGCAAATCTTGATACAGTAATCGCGAATGTTAAGCCAGGATACCATATTTGGGTTGCTAAAGATTTTAGCGACAACTGGAACGTATATCGTATTACAGAAACTAAAACTAACGTTAAGTCGTTGTCTTATACTATTGACGGGTTAATGAGTGTTGAGTTTAATGCAGAACCTGGCCTAGAGGTGGGTAATGTATTTGCTATTAAAATGTTCAATGACCAATTTGATGGCTTCTACCAAGTATATGCAATTGATAGCTTACACAGTGTAAAAGTTATTCCGCACAAGAATGCAAATATCTTGAAAGATGCTAAGGTTATTTCCGGCATTGGTATTTTCTATAAGTTACAAACATCTCGTGTTGCTACATTGAGTGATGTAAATGCATTAGTCCCAATGAATGGTTGGAACGATGGCGATACAATTTGGGTAGACAACAACGCCGACGGCAAATGGGGTGTGTATGAGAAGAAGTCTGCATGGGATTACACATCGACTATCTATGATGATTTGAACCAGTTGATCCCGGACTCTGGCTTCGGTACTTCGGTTGCAAGTAATGCAAACGGCTCTAACTTCTTTGTTGGTATGCCTGGTAGAAACAATGTTAAAGTATTTGCTAAGAATAATGCTGGCAACTTAAACCGTGTAGCTTCGCTTGCACCGTCGACATCGTCTTCGGTATCGACATTGGGTTATGGTAAAGCACTATCAGCAGGAACAACATCTGTTGCAGTCGGTGCACCAGATAGTATTGGTGGCAAAGGTTTAGTTGCAGTGCATAACATTGTAACTGGTGCAGTGCAATACTTGTGGGATGCTACTTCTACAACAAGTTCTAAGTTTGGTACAAGCGTTGCAATGAGCGACACTGGTGAATGGCTATATGTTGGTGCTCCTGGAGACAACAAGGTAAAAGTTTACCATTATGATTCAACAGTTGAAACACATGGCGAAGTTGCAAGTAAGTTTAGTCAAACTCTAACAATTGCGTCGGACACTAAACCTGTGCAGTTGTTAACTATTATTCTTAATGGTACCGAATACCCAATTACTATTGCAGCTAACGCAAATGCTAGCTCAATTGCAAGCACTATTAGAACTGGTAACGTGTGGACTGGGTGGACTGTAAGTGTTGGTAGCTCTCCTGAAAAACTTGACTTTAAGTCAAACAGTTTTGTTATGGTTGGGGGATCGTTTGGTGTTAAGAGTAACGCAACATCATCGTCTACCCGCATATCAGCGTCATTCTCCCCAGTAAATGAAACTATTAGTCCTGGTGCAACTTATACTGTATCATGGGCCAGTACAGAAGAACAAAAACTTCGTGTGTCTAGCGACACTACTAGATATGTTCCTGGAATTGACTACACTGTTGCAGGCAATGTTGTAACCTACGCAACAGCTATGACAACTAACCAATTGTTGTCGGTAGTGCAGTCGCCGTGCTACATTGATCAGAGTACTGATATTACTGGTAGCACATATGGTGCAATTGCTGGTGATAAATTCGGTTATAGCATAGTTGCTTCCAAAGTTGGCGACAGCTTATTGGTTGGTGCCCCTGGTACGTCTAGCGGCGCAGGCGCAGTATACGCATTAGACAGATTTTACCAACAGTTCTCGTCGGCTACTGCTAACGAATACGTGTGCTCTAGTGCAATTACAGCATATACTAAGGTATACGTTGGTTCTATCTTAATGACCAATGGTATCGATTATACTGTAGCTGGTGGCACAACAATTTCGTTTGCTATTCCACTAACGTTGGGTCAAGTTATAACTGTTATCACAACACCGTTTAACTTAACACAACAAATTGTTGAGCCGATTACATATAACGGGTCCGGTAACCAATTTGGCTCAGTCTTAGCAATGGATAGAAGCACCGCATCAACATTCTTTGTTGGTTCGCCTAACGTGTTGCTACCAAACGGAACTCGTGGTATAGTATATCGTTATTCTGATACTGGCAAAATTACCGGAACAGTATCGTCTCCTAACAATATTGAATATGTTAAGAACTTAATTATTAATGAAGGACCAATTGATGTTACAACTGGCTTGTATATTAACGGTCGTTTTGTTGATCTAAGTTCTGCACGCCAAGCAACAGACATACTTGACACTCTTGGTGATATTTTAGTACCAGCTGGATATGTATATCCAGACCAATGTGTTGATTTGATCAACGATGCTAAGATTCCTAACGTTACTGCTAGTTTAATTGATGGCGGATTCTTTAGTATCCAAACATCGAGCTTAAACTTCAACAACAAGTTGATCGTTACTAGTGATGGCTCTAACTTGTTTGAAAAGTTAGACATCAATGTATATGAGTTGTCACAAATTATTTCTCATCCAGAAGTAACTACAAGTGCCGGTTTTGTGCAATCAATGAAGTACGATGAGTCTGTTGGTGTGTTATTGGTATCTAGCTATTTAGATAGTGTTGGATACCAAACACAACTAGACCATTACACTACATCGTTTGACTCAGAGTCAACAGTGTTTAAAGACAATGTTCCACAAGCCGGTGCCGTGTATGTTTACGAGAAACTAAATGACGCAAACACAGGATCTACAAACGTAGGTACTATGTCGTTTGTTGACTTGTTAAAGAGTCCATCGGGTAACTCGCTAGATCAATTTGGCTATGCAATTGATATTAAGAATGGTGTAATTTTAGTTGGTGCCCCTGGTGACGATAGTATGGTTACTGGTGGTGGCAATGCACATGTATTCTTAAACCCAACACAACGAACAAGTTGGGAATTAGTGCGTGTACAAGAAGACAGCGTTGATCTAAATAACGTTAACCGTCTATTTGTTTATAGCAATAAAACACAAACAATTAAGTCGTACCTTGATTACATTGACCCAGTTAAGGGCAAAATACTAGGTATTGCTGAACAAGACTTAGATTACAAAACAGCAAATGACCCTGCTATCTATAACAATAGCACAAACACTTCGCTTGCATCTAATTCTATGTACCACTGGAACGAAACACACGTTGGTAAGATCTGGTGGAACCTAAATGTGTTGCGTTACTTGGATTACGAACAAGATACACTAATCTATCGTAGCAATAACTGGGGCAAATTGTTCCCTGGTAGCACTGTGCAAGTATGCGAATGGGTAAGCAGCAAGTATCCGCCAAGCAAATATGTTGGCAGTGGAGGCGACGGAGTTCCGTTATATCCCGATGATTCTGCGTATGTAACAGTGCCAGTTGTTATTAATGGAAATGTTTCGGTACGTTACTTCTTCTGGGTAACCGGTAAGAAAAACGCAGCAGCGGGCAAGAAATACAGCGTTTCAGTACTTGCGGACATCATTGAGAACCCGCAACTACAAGGTGTGCCGTATGCTTTCTTAATGAAGACAAACGCATTTGGCTTAGTAAACGTACAATCTTATTTGAGTGGCACAGACACTATTCTAAATGTGGAATATAACACATTGCCATCGGATAATAGTATTCACTCTGAGTATGCACTTATCAATGAAAACGATTCAAACAGTGTTATCCCTGATCGTATTTTAGAAAAACTAATTGATAGTTTGTCGGGTGTTGATAGATTGGGACAGGTTGTGCCTGATCCAACACTAAACATTGCAAACCAAATTGGTATTGCAGTTCGTCCACGCCAAACAATGTTTGTTGATCAAGGTATTGCGATTGAAAACTTTGTAAAGTATGTTAATAGTGTTCTAATCCAACATCCGGTTGTTTTACAATTTAGTTTGCTTGGTCTTGAAACACAAGATCCAACACCAAATTCGAGCGATTATGATACAGTTGTTAACACATACGACGAATTAGAAAAAGTCGACCTTAACTTACTAACTCCAGGTTATAAAGTATTAGTGTTAAGTGACAGCAACAATGCTGGATTATGGACATTGTATGTATTAAAGAGTGACTACACATTTGATATTGTACGTGTTCAATCGTATAACACAAATTTATACTGGAGCAAAGTTGATTGGTATTCTACAGACTACGATCCAACAAGTCGTATTAACTATACTGTTACTGCATATAAGGATATTGCATCACTAACATTGGTAGCCGGCGATATCATCCGCGTTAACTACGATGAGCATGGCCAATTTGCAATCTACAAAGTAAACAGTGACTTGACATTGTCTAAGGTTGGTATCCAGAACGGTACTATTCAGTTGTCAGAGACATTGTACAATTGGTCAACTGGCCAAATGGGTTGGGACGAAGACTTATTTGATACTGTGCGTTTTGACCAAACACCAAGTATCGAAATTCGTAATATCTTATTGGCGTTACGTAATGACATCTTTATCGAAACACTAAGCGATCAATTTAACAAGTTGTTCTTTGTTCTAGTTAACTACATTCTACAAGAACAAAAGAGTGTAGATTGGATCTTTAAGACTAGTTTCATTAGTATCTTCCACAAGTTGCGTGAGTTAAGCCAACCATCTAGCTTTGTACTAGATAACCAAAACTACTACTTACAATACATTGACGAAGTTAAACCATACCGTACTATTGTACGTGAGTATGTTGTTGATTATACTGGTGAAGACAGTGTGAATAACAACGTTACTGACTTTGACTTACCGAGTTTGTATGTTAAGAAGCTTGGCAAGTACCGCACACCTGATGGTAGCGCATCAATTGACACGAGCTTAATTGCAAACACTAACGAATACCAATACTGGAATGTATATCACGGTTTCACTATTGATTCGATTGAGTTAAGTAGCTTAGGCAGCGGATACTTATTCTTAACAGATCCTAAGACTGACACTATCATTAGTCCTAGCGTCACTATCAGTGGCGGCGGTGGCACAGGTGCTACTGCGGTAGTTAGCGGTTACAACGTAATAACCGGTGCAATTACTGGTATTACTGTAACTAACCCTGGCGTTGGCTATACTAGCGCACCTAGAGTTACTATTAACGGTACCGGTGGCAGTGGTGCATTAGCGGCTGCACGTTTGTCGAACCAAACTATTCGTCAAATTGACAGCGTTATTAAGTTTGACCGCACTGCATATGACAGCGATATTAAGATTTGGAATGCCAATACTAATTACAGCACAGGCGACGTAGTTGCATACAGCGGATCTGCATATAGAGCAGTTGAGGACGTAACAGCATCGGCAAACTTTGACTTCAACGTTTTTGAATTGTTATCTGGTAGCGAAGTCGGAAATGCAAATGACCGTATTATTGCGTACTTGGCTAGTGCAACAAAACAAAACTTAGACGTAACATCTGCATTGGGTACAGAAATTGTTGAAACTCAGAATAACAGATATTGGCTAACTCAGTACATCACTGGTATTGATTATCCGGGCGTTAAAGTACAAGGCTTGCCATTCAATGCAAACATCAGTGACCAGCAGCTAATTGATAGTGTTATCCAAAGTCGCTATGTTGATACAGCATTGGGATCTCGCCCTGAAGATATTAATATCGACGGTGGTGCGTATATTGATTACTACTCTAGCCATGCACCGGAAGAATTACTACCTGGTATTATGCATGATAGTATTGATATCAGCGTGTTTACTGCCGAGGTTGAAAGCTCGAGTAACTTAACGGTTAAACCTGGTGGCTCTGCACTTGCATATCGTGAGTTCTTTGACATTCATAACAACCACCACTACTATCGTATCAGTGGATTCTCGACAGCGTTCGTTGCTGCGGATATTGATATCACTGCAACGCAAATTCCGTACATTATTAACGAGTTTAGCTCGTTGCCAATTCCGGATATTACACGAGCAATCCCTGGCGTTATCTTCATTGATGGCGAAATGATCACTTACTGGGAAAACGATACAATCCATAACGTATTGAAAAATATTCGTCGTGGTGTAGGTGGAACTCCAATTCAACCGCACTATGCTAGAAACCCACTAACATTGGCACAGACTCCAATTTACGATGCTAGTTCTGCTCAGGTAATTCCTGACATGAACCAACGTAGTATTACTATTAGCTCAAATAGCAACTGGAGTAGTAATAGCAGCTGGAACTACTGGAAAGTTAGTGATAGCGTTTCTACATTTACTACAACAGATAACCCAACATACAAGGTTACTGTAAACGGAAACATTGTTGCCAATGTCGGCGATATCATTACCCAACGTTATAGCACTGCAAACGTAGTGGTTCGTGGTAATGTTAACTCGGGTAATACTGTTGCGGTAACGTTTAATAGCGGGGCATTTACAACAGCTAACGCAAACTGTGTAATCTACGTTAACGGGGTACAATCTACACTTGCAGTTAATAGTGTTGGATTATTGGGCGCCGTGGCAGCTAACGGAAATGTCACAATTAGCTCAACTGGGTCTAACGTTATTATTAACCAGGATAGTTTAGCGTGGATAGATTACAACTTTATGGCGTTCGGTCTTCAATTCCAGGATGAAGATTCGTTGCCCGCACGTAAGTTCTTGGGCCAAGGCGCATTATTGAATACTACTGCTGATTTAACATCGTATTACACAATCGAAGTTGATGACGAAGAAGTTTCAGTAAATACAATATTGATTACAGAAAATTCACAAATTTTAACTAAGGAATAAAAATGGCGATTAAATTCAGTCAGTTACCACAAATTTCATCAGTTGAACCCACATCGCTAGTTCCGTTAGTTGTTGTGGGGCTAAACTCAAACGTATTAGGGGTTGTAACCGGAGCAACCTTTACATCGTTTGTTACTGATACAGTTAGTTCGAGTATTGCAACGTTGCAAACCGAAATTAACGATTTGTCTGCAAACGCATCAGCACAACAAACAAGTATTGGTGCATTAATTTCGGGACAAGCTGCCCAAAGTTCCACAATTGGTGGCATACAATCTCAAGTATCTGCAATTCAAGCAAATGATGCATCGTTTAGCTCAAGCATTAGCACAATCCAAAGCGGCGCAACTGCGGCTAATACTGCTATTGTAACAGCTAACACTGCAATGAAGTCCTATGTTGATGCACGTGATACTGTAGTAACAAACGCATGGACTGCAAACGCTGCAACAACCACTGGTTCTATTAATACATTAAACTCTATTAAAGCAAACTTAGCTAGCCCAACGTTTACAGGCACAGTAACTTTACCAAACACAACATCTGGCGGCAATATTGTCCCTAATGCCAACGTTACTTATAACTTAGGTAGTTCAACTGGTTGGTGGAACACAATTTACGGTAAAGCGGTCCAAGCACAATACGCTGACTTGGCAGAATTATACTTGCCGGACGCTGAATACCCAGTTGGGACAGTAGTTATGATTGGTGGTACAGCAGAAGTAACAGCTTGCCAATTTGGTAACCGTGCTATCGGGCCAATTTCTGCACAACCTAGTTACTTAATGAACAGCGAATTAGCTGGCGGTGTTGCAGTAGCACTAAAGGGCCGCGTTCCTGTGCGAGTAGTTGGTACAGTTAAAAAGGGACAGAACCTAATAGCGGGCAATAATGGCTGTGCAACCGCAGCAGTATACCATTCCAGTGAAGTATTTGCTATTGCTTTAGAATCAAGCGACGACAACGGCGAAAAACTTGTTGAAGCCCTAGTTTTATAAGCGAAAAATAGCGATAAATAACATATGGAACAAGATAAAGAACAGGACAAAGAACAAATGGAAAATCAAAAGCCAGAGCGTAAACCTGATGATACTAGCGGAGTGCATGTTCAAGGGCACATTAGAATCTTCAACCCTGAAACTGGTGAAGAATTTGTTAACAAACGCAACGCAATTCACTACGAAAACATTTCCGTAGCGTTAGCACAGAACTTAAGCAACAAATCGCAGAGCTTTATCTACGAAATGCACTTTGGTAACGGTGGTACAGCAGTTGATCCAACAGGCGTTATTAGCTATTTGCCCCCAAACACCAACGCTCAGAACAGTAACTTGTATAACCCAACATACTTTAAGATTGTTGATAACACAAGTGTTAAGAATACTGACCCTGCACGTAACAACATCACAGTGTTGCACACCCCGGGCAACATTTATACAGATATTTTAGTAACTTGTTTACTTGACTACGGTGAACCTGCAGACCAAGCGGCATTCGACAATAGTCAAAGTTTAAACGGCGACTATGTTTTTGACGAACTAGGATTAAAAGCACGTAGTTTAGATGGAAGCGAAGGCTTAACAACTACTGGCTTACTACTAACACACGTTGTATTCCACCCTGTACAG